TAGTTTCCAGTGGTGTCAGTGCCTAGAGCAACGCTATTAGGTGCAATCGTGGTTGCCATAGATGCACTTGAACTACCATCAAAGGACACGGTTCCTGTTACATCTCCCGTTAGCGCAATGGTACGAGGTGTTGTAAGGGCTGCTGCTGTTCCTGTAGTGTTAGCATTAATAGTTGCTGGGAGGCTTAAGGTTACTGCCCCAACTGAGGCAGATACTGTTACTTCATCAGCGGTTCCTGCTAGGCTGGTTACTACCGCATTGGTTAGTGCATTGGTCTCTGCTTTAACAAAAGCTGTTGTAGCAATCTGAGTAGTATTGGTGCCTGGTGCGGCTGTTGGGGCAGCTGGAGTGCCAGTAAGCGTTGGTGAAGCAAGGGGTGCATAAATTGTAGAAGCACTTGTTTGTGTAATATATGTAGAAGATGCAGAAGATATGTCAAGTTTATTTGCAAGAGTATTTGTTACCGTTGTAGCAAAGTTTGCGTCATCACCCAAGGCTGCTGCAAGTTCATTTAGTGTGTCTAGCGTTGCAGGAGCAGAATCAACAAGGGCTGCAGTCTCTGCTTTAACAAAAGCTGTTGTAGCAATCTGAGTAGTGTTGGTTCCCAGTGCGGCTGTTGGGGCAGCAGGAACTCCAGTAAGATCGACGTTTGCTGGGAGACTTAGAGTTACGGCTCCTGCTGATGCAGAAACTGCTACTTGATTAGCTGTTCCAAGTAGACTAGTTACGCCTGTATTAGTAATCGTTAAGGCTGCGGTCTCAGAACCTGAGCCTGAAACTTCAATACCAGATCCCGCTGCTGCGGTAGCAACGTAGTTTCCAGTAGTATCAGTACCAAGGGCAACGCTGTTAGGTGCAATGGTGATGGTAGCACTTGCACTCGCAAGGTTGGTAATGCTTGCACTTCCAGAAACACCACCTAAGAAAGTTAAAGTAAAATCCGCAACATCAAAATCTAGAGTATTGTCTGCATCGTCATAAGTGACGGTAATTCCGCTTTCTGTGTTGCTGGTAACCATCGTTCCAAGGGTGTCTGCAATTGCCTCAGAAAGCTTTGTATCAATGCTCTCAGCAAGAGACTGAATATCCCCAGCAACATCTACAGTGTCAGCATCCTGGGGGTATGGAAACCCATAATTATTTGTACTAGCAGCCATTGATATTCACCTTATTTATTATATCATTTTTTTAAATATAAAAAGCAGGATAGATTTCTCTACCCTGCCCTTTATATAGTATTTACTTACTCTACTAGACTTGGTGATCCCTTGTCTGGTCCTATGTTTGCAGATACAAGTGATGTAGCATAGGATAGCAGGGCTCCTCCAAGTGACAAGCCAACATTAGTCTTCCAATCTACAGAAAAAACATTAAGTGTTCCTGCAGCTCCTAGAACTAAAATAAATTGTGCAAATGTTTTGATGGCTCTTTCAGATGCCTCAATCCAAAATTTCTTAGTGAACATTTTCATTCCCTTCTTCGTCGTTTATTATATCATCTATGTATTCATTTTTGTTTCCATAAAGCTGGCTTTGATACTCTGGGGTAGTTCTCAGCCTTACATCTTCATATGCTGCACCGCCAATATATGCGGCTACAACAGCCCCTATCATACCAAATCCTCCAAGGGCGAGGGTTTCTGCAAGAGATGTAGAATCCCATCTAATAGCAGTATAGATTACGATACTCATTCCAAAAACCAGGGATGAAAAAACTGCTCTTCTTCTCATCTTCCATGATGGATTTGGGTCTATGGGTAGCATTAATAAATTTTATCACACTATATCAACAATATTATATTTTTTTTATTTTTATGTATAATGTTTTTATGATAGCTGAAGAAATTTATCCGAAAGTTATAGTTTTTCATAATGCCCTTGAAGATCCTGATGGGTTTTTAGATGAAATAACTAACAGGAATAGATATGTCGAGCCATGGCGGGAATGGTATACCCTAGGAAACCAGACATTGTTTTTAAATTATCCAAACTTTGAGTTTAATTCTTTCCCTTTGCAAAGCGAGTGGGAATCTAAGTCAAATCAAAGCAATAATAGTTTAGCAAAATACGTTTCAAATATATTTTTTTCTTGCACAAAACAATACGTTGAAAAGTATCAAGTGGTTCAAGAAAACTGGATTCATGGGATTCCAGCAATTTGTAGCCATTTCCCTAAAGAAAACACTAAAAATCTTGCTATGCAGTACCACACAGATTTTATAATGTCTCAATCAGAAAATCCAGGTTATAAACATTCTTTAACTTGCAATATTTACATAAATGATGATTATGAGGGTGGGGAAGTTTCTTATAAAGTATTTAAGGATGCGTACACCTATGATCTTTTTAGCTACAAGCCAAAAAGGGGTGACGTTGTAGTTTTTCCTTCCACTGCCCCATATTTTCATGGAGTAAAAAAAACACTAAATAACAACAAATATTTTATTAGAATGTTTTGGGGGCACAACTTTTTGGGAAGCGAAAGGTGGTTAGCAAATCAATTAAAATATGGAAAAGAATTATGGGAAGTAATGGAAAAAGAAAGAATTGATCAGGAAAATAAATCATCTATATGGATGAGAGGACATTTAGAGGAAGACTAACCCATCTGATATTTTGTAATCGGATTTTCTGTTTCATCTAATTCTCCAGTTTCTAAATTTTCAAAAACCATATTTTTTTCTCTTATTTTTTTTACTTTGGGGTCAAATGCAAATGTTGTAGATATATACCTATTTGGTCCAGGGAGGACTGGTAGTGTGCTGTGAGTATACTTAAGACTTCCTGGGTGCATCAAAAGATCTCCAGCCTCTGGCTTATAATTTAAATTTAGATTATCGTAATTAATCTCTCCCCCATTAAAGTCATTGTGATAAAGAACCATTCCAAATATAACATGATTTGTCAATCCTCCCGTTCCAGATGGGTTGTCTGCATGAGAGAACATGGCTTCTCCTGGTTGCATTCTGTGAACACACATCATCCCCCCGAAAGACCATTTTTCTTCTTTTTCATCATCAAAAAGATTTTTAATTCTTTGTAAAATATCCTGAACAATTGGGTTTACAAGATTGTCGTCACCAATATACGCTATTTTTTTATTCCACCAGATTCTTTTATCTTTGTTCCATTGATCATCGCTTGCTGATTCTGCAATATTTATAAACCAATCTCTTTCTTCTTTGGTAGTAAAATTTTTTATTACATGAACATTTTCTTCAACTTGATAATAGTTTGGATGATTTATAACTGATGAAACTTTATAAATACTCTCGTCAAAAAAATTTGCATCAAAGCTTGTCACTGTGAATTTTCCTTTGCAACACTTTGATAAAATTCTGGTGTGTGAAAATATTGAGAATAATCTAGCATAGTAACCATAGAATATTTTACTCCTTTAGTTACAGGACAAGACCTGTGTGGATACATATAGTTTGATGGAAACAAGTATGTGTCTCCTGCTTCTGGTTTTATTTTTATATCCTGGATCTTAAACTCAAGCTCCCCGCCTTCATAACTATCATTTGGATAAGAAACCATTGACAGCGTACAATTATAAGAAAACCCATGATCTGAATGGTATTCAAAATGTTGATTATTTTCATACTTAACGAAATTTGTTGCTTCCCAGTGCTTCAACTCAGATATGTTATACATAAGAGAGTAATGTTTTATTGCCTGTAATTGTGCATACTTTGTTTTATTGTACATTTTATCAAGCTCAATAAAGTCATTGTTATTTTTATCAAACATTGTTCCCATGCCTGTTTTATACTTAAAGTCATAACAATCTCTATAGTCTGGCATTTTAATACCGTGTCCTACAAGGGCTTCAGACCACTGGTGCTGGTTGCTACTTTTTAAAAAATTTTCAATTGACTTTACAACTTTCATTTCAGGTTTAATTACTTCGGAATAACACCAAATTCCTGAACAAATCTCTTTAGCAGATGACCACGTTTGCTCTTCTATGGTATGCCATGTCATTAGTTTTTCACTATAACTTAGATCATTCATTTTTACCACTTTCCTAATGGACACGTTGCTTTAGATAATCTAGTTTTTGCAATCATAAAGCAACCACACTCCATGCACTGGGTTGTATTTTTTTTAAATCTATCACATTTCTTGCATATTTCTAGCCTTTTAAAGGATGTTTCTTCATCTGTATAATTTGATGGATTCATAAGGGAGAACGGGGTTACTTCTCCACTATCTCTTTTTTCTTTATAGATCTGCCACGGGGATTTCTTCATCATCCATCTCCCTTACTTCAAATCTTGGATTGCTTTCAAATGCTGCTACCAAATGTTCTTGTTGTGGGAGAATTAAAGCTAATCTTCCTTTTACCGTCTTATCAGAAACAAACAAAAACAGTTGTCTGTCTGACGAAATATTATTTTCTTCCATCTCTACATCTTCTGAAAAACCATTATAATAATGCGACCCCACTACTGGAATTTTTAACATATTACTGACATTTATTAAGATTGGATCGTTTCTCATGGCTTCAATCGTGCCGCTATATCTTTCTGCTGCATGACCAATGAAACCAATAAAATCAACGTACTCATCTTCTACATAAATTTGTGCCATATACGATGTTGAGGACATTTTTTTTCCTTTCTTTTCATAAATAGTGTATCATTTATTTTTTATTTTGTAAATAGGTTTTGTATTATAATGCACCAGTCCCACCGTTAGCAACTTATAAACTGACCACAACCATTGGTGAACCAGCATTCTTCGTATCCACATGGTCCACTTTCCCCTGGTCCAGCACAGTTAAAGTTAGAGCCAGCACACGGATCAATAGGGAAGAACGGTGGGAAGAACGGTGGGAAGAACGGCGGGAAGAACGGTGGGAAGAACGGTGGGAAGAACGGTGGGAAGAACGGTGGAGCAACATATTGATAATAATTGTAATTAACAGAAGATCCTATAGCTACGCCAGTTCCTGAAACAGGACTTTGACTAATTACTTGTTGATCAATAGCTGAATTTGATGTTGATGTTGAAGTTTGAGTGCCTACAACAAGCCTTCGGTTTGTTATTGATAGGTTCGCATTAGTCCTTGTAAGTCCAACAACATTTGGTACTGCTGAAACTGTTGAAGACATAAAACCAGCCATGCTGGGGATCATGCTACTAAGCCACCAACAGCAACCCAAGTGTTTGTTGCACGCTTAATAAGAGTGCAACCAGACCATTGACCAATAACTTTTAAACCAACATAAGAGTTCACAGTCACACCAGCAGCACCAGCAATAGTTGTCTGTCCTGTCCCAGCTTGAAGTACAAAGATTGAAGTTCCAATTGAAAAAGCAACAGAAGAGTTCAGTGGAATAGTTAAAGTATTTGCAGAGGCTAAAGTCATTTCAACTACTTTTCCTCCATCTGTTAAAAGCAAGGTATATGATGCACCAGATGTAGTTGTTGCAACAGTTAAAGTTGGGGAAGTTATTGTTGGAGAAGTTATTGTTTTATTTGTTAAAGTTTGGGTATCTGATACTGTTACTGCTTGTATACCCCCCTGTTGCAAAGTTGTTGGGTTTACCGTTCCGCCTGTAATTGTTTTATTTGTAAGGGTTTGGGTTGATGATGTGCCAACAACGTTGCCAGATACTCCATGAACGCTTGTTGATAAGTTAGCGTGTGTAACAATATCTGCAGAGATATCTGTTAAGTGTCCTTCTATTCCCCCAGGAGCTCCAGTCCCATTATAATCTGCTCCATAATGATAATCAGTAAAAGCCTGAACAATATTGGCATCGTCAGTTTGCTCAGGCACACCTGTATCATAATTGGTTGTAAACGCATTAGTTGCTGATATGTTCTGGGCCATATATTCTCCCTATTTATTATATCATTAAGCAAGTAGTGAAAGAGTTATGTGAAACTTTGCATTACTTTCTGTAACTACCGACCAAGATCCAGATATATACTTCATTGCATAGAAAGTAATAATGATTTTATTTGTTATGGAGTTTACTTCTATGCCATATACCGTTGTTAATATTGGAGTATTTAAAAGCTGGGGAGTAATGGAAACATGTACATTTTCTGCCGTTATATCTGAAATAGAATATTCATTAAAAGCAGTTGCAATAGGAACTTCATAATTAAATATACCCGCACTTGCACTTAATCCAGGGTCGTCAGTCAGACTAACGGTTTCACTAAATATTGAGGGCTTAAGGTTTCCAATTTTTTCCCAGTTGAAACCACCAGCACCGTCAGGAAGGTATTGATATATATATCCCTCTGTTTGCCCTTGACTTTCTCTAATAAAAAGATCATTGGGAAGGACAGATGTTAGACCTGCTGACGCACTATTAGGATTATCAAATCCACTAAAAATTAAACTTCCTCTATCCCCCGTGGCACCTGTCTCCAATTGAAGAACAATGTTTTGAGGAGGACCAATTACAGATATGTCTGGGTTATTAAGAAGAACTTCTACGCTCATGTTACTCTTCCACTGATATCGTTTGTAACTGAAAGTCCTCCTGCTACTAAAGTGAAGGTGCTTGATGAACTTTTGATTTGAACGTCGTATACATAGGATGTACCTTGAACAAGGGACTGTCCATCTTCACTAGAGATTGTACAAGCAATATAAGAGCTTTCGTTATTAATAGAAACATCTCCATTAAATACAAAAGTATCAGTAGCTCCAACACGGGACGCTACTGTAAATTTGGCACTGGCAGATGGGTAGGGGGTTAAATTAAAAGCAGTTCCATCTGCATTTTTGGGTTGAATTACAAACTCATATGTGTCTCCACGATAATACAAAATATTGAAAGGTGCAGGAAATCCCATATTAAAATTATATCATGTTGTCATGGTGATGCTGAAAAATATGGAATTCTAATTATTTTATCACCAAGTTGGGCTAATAAGTAACCTTCGGGAACAAGTTGTTTTAATTCTGAATAAGTCATTGCGCTTGCTGAGGACAATATAGAGTTTTGTTCATCAAAAATAAAAGCCCCACCAATGCTTATATCACCCTCTATTAAAAGATCACTCAGTTGTCTTGTTGCCATACTTTATTATACCCTTTCTGAAAAGGGGTGGGTAGTTTTACGTACCCACCACCCCTCATAAATTAACCTACAACTACAACGCGATATGCGCTGGATGATGGTGCTACTGCAAATGAAACAGTGACTGTATTTGCATCAGTTCTTACAACATCGGTTTCTACTGTGTCATAAGTTGCGTTGTCATATACATTAACTGTTACATCCCTTGTTCCCAAATTATGAACAACTGCAAAAGATGTTCCTGATGCATTTCCAACACTTGCTGCAACTTTACGAGAAATAGCTCCGTAATTTGTTCCATCATTAGAAAGAGTCCAAGTATCTGAAGTCTCATTCCAAAGAATTGAAACATTTGCATCAGTTCCACGCTCTAGCTCAATACCAGCATTTTCTGTAGCAGATCCAGTTGCATTAGAGTTCAAAACAATTGTATTGTCTGCTAGCTGAATAATTTCAGTATTAACATATGTTGCAGATCCACTAATTGTTAGATTTCCACCAACATTAAGATCTCCAGTTACAGTAACGTTATCTGGAAGACCAATGGTTACTGATGCACCTTCTCCTGTTCCAGAAACCTGGATTTCATCAGTTGTTCCAGAAATAGAAGCAACATAATCTCCAGTAGTATCAGTTCCTAGAGCAACGCTGTTAGCTGCAATTGTTGTTGCAATAGAAGCACTTGCGCTACCATCAAAAGATACACTACCAGTTACATCTCCAATTAAAGCAATAGTACGGGCTGTTGTGAGAGCAGCTGCAGTACCAGTTGTATTTGCATTAATTGTTGCTGGTAGGCTTAGTGTTACCGCACCTACAGATGCAGAAACATCAATTTCATCAGCTGTTCCAGTAACTGAAGATACTGCAGACTGTGAATCAATTGCTAGAGTCAGAGTAATATCTGATGAACCATTAAATGATGCACTTCCGCTTGCACCGCCATTGACTGTAATCGTCCTTGCCGTTTGTAGTGCAGTGGCGGTTGCCGCGTTGCCACTTGTATTTGCATTAATGGTTTCTGGTAAACTTAGTGTTACGTTTCCAGCAGATGCTGAAACAGTAACCTCACTAGCTGTTCCAGTTAAACCAGTAACACCTGTGTTACTAATTTGTAGAGTGTTTGCACCATCGTTGTATGAAAGACCTATTCCGCTTCCAGACTCTAATAGTCCATCAATGTAGTCCTCAATTTCTTCTTGAGAACCTCCTACATTTGCCCACGCCGCTCCAGTCCAAACCTTAATCTTTGAATCTACCGTATCGTAGTAGACTTGACCAGTGCTAGGACTGGCAGGGGCGGTGGCAAGATTCTGAATAGCTGCATTTTGCAACTCTAGTTTATTCAGATCAATTGGTGTAAGAAATTTCTTAGCCATTTATATTCATCTCCTTCATGATAAATACGCCTTCCCAGAGAATCCCCCTGAAAAGGTTATTATTATTGTGTTTGCGTCTTGATAGCTGCATGATCCCTCTACAACGTTTCCAGACGAATCTACTACCGTTATATTTGGGTAGAAGCTTAGATTATGAACAATTGTCCATTGATTACTAGGTACAGACTGTAAATGTATATGGGACATATCTGAAACATCTATAGAACCAGCTGGACCCTGTGGGCCTTGTGGACCTTGTGGACCACTTGTTCCTATCTCTACAGTTACAGAACCTGCATTTATATTTGCATTTGGCATTATCTTGTAACCTCCGCAGTTACTGTAAATTTACCTTGAACGAGTCTATAAACGTTTTGTGAAATATAAATTTCTAAGTCGTAAACATAATTACCAGGTGTCATTTCTTTGGTTATCTCTGGTTGTATATAAATATCTATAGTTCCTGCAGATCCACCAGTATAAATATTATCTGATCCCGCTGAACTATCTACTCCTAGAACAAAGTCTTGAGAATAAACAAATTCCCTAATTTGTAATCTAGCATTATATCCCGTTAAATTTACAGGATCTTCATCAAGTTTGTAGGTAAGTGTGCGTGAAAAAGTACTCCCTTGAGGGCATACAAGATTTAATTTGCCTGGGATCATTAGCACTCCTATTTTATTTTTCTATCTATTTAAATTATAACATTAGTTATTGAGGTGCCAGACGATGTGGTCATCTACCTTTTCTCTGACTTCATGGATATCGCTTAGCATTAAAGTTTGATTTTTTTCTATTCTATTTGCAACATCTCTTAAGCTTGATCCCCCATTTGGGTGAAGTTCTTTATCAATTTTATCTAATCTATCTGTAAGTTTTTTAAAAAACACTCTATGGATGATTGTTAATACTGCTGTAATCGCTATGATTGCCCCAGAAATCTGACCAAGAAATATGATAAGTTCATCTATTTGCGGGGTATCCATTTATTCAGCTGTCTCCTAAATTTAACAAATATGTTATAAACTAATTTTAACATATTTTTTTTATGTATATTGACACGTTATGCACAATGAAGTATAATGTTCTTATAACTACTATGGATGGGGGTTTTATGAATACTATGGAGAAAATAAAAGGGCAAACACTAAAGACTACAGATCGATGTGATCGTTGTCAATCCCAAGCATTTGTTGTTGTAAAAGGAATTGAGGGTGACTTAATTTTTTGTGGTCATCACTTTACAAAATATGAAGAAGCCCTATATAATTGGGCATACGAGATAGTTGATGAACGAGAATTTATTAATGCAAAGCCACAATCAAGTGCATAATTAAATATTGATCAGTAACTCAATGGCAGAGTAACGAGCTGTTAACTCGTAGGTTGTAGGTTCGAATCCTACCTGATCAGCGAGGGCAGGCAGCGACTCCACCCACCCATCCCCGCTGTCTGCCCGATATGCCTCTTTTGCATAATGGTAATGCCCAGCCTTTGTAACGCTGTGATGGCAGTTCGATTCTGCCAAGAGGCTCGTACTATCTTATTGTTTAATAGCAAGATACGCGACTGTTGCATAATGGTAGTGCCTCTGCCTTCCAAGCAGATAGTGCCAGTTCGATTCTGGTCAGTCGCTCTAGTATAATTAGATAGGAGAAAATATGCCAACATATACATATAGCTGTGCAGATTGTGGTCCAATGGAGTTTTTTCAGCCAATGGACGATCAGCCATTGACGGAATGCCCAAGATGTGATAGCCTTAACTTTCATAAGACATTCAATAAAATTGGTGTTCAGTTTAAAGGTAAAGGGTTCTATTCAACAGACTCGAAAGGTAAGTAATGGAAAATGGTAGTGAAATATATCATAACTCTCAAATAGCTTTACAACAAATTGAAGAGTTGAGTAAGACATTAGATAAACTATCTACCCTGGTAGATCATAGATCTTTCTCTGATGATGTAATTAATGACTCAAAAACAAATCTGTACTTAATGAGAACTAAAATAGGCATTGTATCAGATATAAATGAATCTTTGACAACTTGATACTTGCCCTTGTAGCTCAGTGAAACTTTCTAAGATAGTAAACTGGTCTACCCTTCCCCATATTTCTTGCACGATAGCTTGATGTTAATGCATGGCAGTTTGGACAAATAACTTCAAGATTTTCTGGAGAATGATCAGTTCCATCTCCATTAATATGATTTATTTCTAAAATTGTTTTCCCATCATCTGGATGCATTACATTAAAGCTGCATCTCTGGCAAGAATAGTTTTCTTTTTTAAGAAGATAGTTTCTTATAATTTTTGACAATCCAGCATCAGTCCCACCACGCCAACTGCCATTTAGCCACTCTGGAATCTTTAAGGTGTGTGCTGCGTTGTTTGAATAACATTCCTTACAGTAAGTCCTAGCAGAACTTATTGCTGTTGAACATGATTTGCAGGTACCTTGTAGAGTTTTTCTTTTGTACGTTCCATTTCTATTGTTATATTTTGCTGCACAAGATGTTGAACAAAATTTTGGATTTTTTGTTTCGCACTTGCATTCTAAACACAACATGATATAATTGTAGCATATACGAAAAATCCGCGTGTATACCCTGCGGTTTCTACCCGATTGAAAGGTTAATGGATACATGGGGGTTCGAATCCCTTCACGCGGACCACTCAAATGTTTTTTATAAATAAAACACATATATAATATTAACAAGGGGCTGAAATAGATTCGATTCTATTCGGAAATCACTCTGGCAGTCAAAATTAAATATAAACGGAAAATGTAAAAACTCCTACGCTCTCGCTGCATAAACA